CGTGACAATATAAGATAAGGGCTCGCAAGGCCAAACTCGATGATATTTAAGTAGCGAGGTTTAAAGATTTGAAGTCATGGTTCACACTGTGTGCATATGGTGACGCCTGCTATTATTTAAAAATGAACAGTTCTTTAATGGCTGATAACCGGGTAATAATAATTTACTGACTATCACTGTTCATTAATTTAGTGAAGAAGAGAATATATCGAGGGTGGTCTGAGGATAAGGCGGCAAGATGATACACTATTATCCCCATAGTGTAGGATAAGCTTGTGTGTAGATATATTCTTTATTATATTTTAAATGAACATTTGACAATTAACATTATATTTGGACGTATGCTAATAATGCCCTTGGAATGGGGGCATAAGCAACACTAATACTGTAAAATCATTGACGGGCTAGTGCCTGAGATGGAGCCTGTGTGCTAAGCTGAGCACGGGACAGAACACCCGCAGGGGTTTATTAGTGGTATGAGAAGTGAAACAACGAATCAGATACTGTTTCAGAACCTCACTCATTGCAGGTGGCCCGAGTACAGGCCAACATCTGAATCCTGTCGTCCAATAATTTTTAGGAGTAATAAATGAAGAGAAGTGGTGAAGACTGGTTAAGACTATTAAAGAAGGATTACAAGTCTTATCTATTACAATTCTGGGGTACATCTTGTGCTATGTGCCCAGAGAACCGATGCGTTCAATGTGTCGAAGAAAAGAGAATATTAAAAAAAGCACTAGAGAAGAGGATGTATGAGCAAATTTAAAAATGCTAAATATTATAGTGATCGTTTAAATACTGCTATAGGTTATATTTCTGAGTTAAAAGCGAAGGATAGTAACATAAGAGGATTTGAAGACTCTAAAACTATAATAATGTCTATTCTGTTAGATGTTATGAAAAGGATACATAATGACTACAAAGAAGAAGAACAGAAACACAGATAGCCGATATAGGCTACAAACTATTTCCATAAGGGAAATAATCAATAAATACCCAGATAAGTATGTAAATACATATCAAAGGGGTAAACACACTGTACTAACACTGGATACTTGTAAAATAGTATTTAGAAATGATGAAAAGGAGGGCAAATTATGAGTAGCCCAGTATTTTACTCATTCGTAATACTCGTATCATTAATGGGCATCTTCGTAGTGATGACAGCTCATAAAATACACGAGATATGCGACAAAATGAATAAGTTACATCATAGAATAGCTAATCTTGACCATACTTATGGTATGGATGAAAAACATAGATTAGAATTTTATGTTGAAAGTCAAAGCAGACTCGATGCACTTGAGGCAAAGAATAAAATCTTACTTAAGTTTCTAAATACTTCTTGGACAGAGGTATTAAAGGATACAGCCCCAAAAATATCGATCCAAGAGGCTATTGATGCACATTTTACTGAAGATGAAGCTGAAGTGCCTAATGATGTTTTCTTCAATGATGAAAAAAATGGTGATCACTGGTATAAAAAAGGATTTATGGATTAACCATGGATACATTTGATGAAGGTAATATCAATCTAGGTATTGAAGATGCCATTGAATGCTGGATAGAGAACCAAATAAAGCAAGCAAAGGAAGAAGCTGCAATACAACTTATTCAAGAAGAAGGTAATGCGAAGAAAGAATTACTATCGAAGATAACAAATGTTAAACCCCCAAGCCCAAAGCGAAGGGGAAAGAGTATGTCGTTGGTTAAAAAGACAACAGGTCAACAGGCTGACTCTTCTAGAAAGTGAGACTTGGTATGGCACCAGATTCGCAGACTTTCATCGAAAAGAGCCGTGTTAAAGGGAAGCGAAAGCTGCACAGAGTTTTAGAAACTTGCACGGCTCTATATTTGTCAAGGAAGACAGATACAATTTACCCAGACTTGTCAAAGGAGACAAATATGACTTACCCAGTGGGCTTAGCCCAGAAAAAGTTATTTCACGTTATTTCATTTTACAAGAGCCTCATAAAAGATGGCGTAATATCTGAAGGTGGTTCAGGTTTTGCACGTTATGAGCAATTGGTAGAAAGATACAATGAGATGAAATGGGATAAAATGATGAAAAAGAACCACATAATTCCGTGAGTATGTCAATACAAATGGAAGAAGACCCAAAAGTAGATGCATTCTATGAAATGAATCATCTAAAGAAAACAAGCTTTGAAGGAAGAGTAAGTAAAGGAGATGGCGATGGCTATACCTTTGCTTACTTTATTCCTGATAAGTCCGTCAAAAGAGATCAGGAACTGATAGTATGGGATATTAAAGCACCTTTTGACGAGCCCTTTAAACAAAAAGCTTTAGCTAAGATAAGACAATTAGTTAAAGTAATACTTGAAAAGGAGAAAAAATGACTATTTTTGAAGTAGTGATTTTACTTGGAGGATTCGCAGCAGGCGTTATTCTTATGTCCTTTTATTATATCTTACCCTTAAGAAAACTCAGATATCAAATGAGAAAGCTTAGAGGACAGGTATACTATTGGAAAAAGCATATCGTGCCTACTGTTCGAAAACCCGGTAGACCAAAAAAAAAACATAGTTGCATAAGAATGTAACAATGATCCGAGTGGTGTGCAGAGTTTCAAATAAAATAAGAAACTTGTACTGTGTTAAAGAGTGACACTTTTATCTTCAACCAAACCTTAATTAAGGAGGTGCTATTATGGCTAAAGTCACAGTAGTTTCATATCACAATGGTGGTATGCCCAGAGAAATGGAAGGAAATACTCCAGCTGAATTGGCTAGAGTTATGGATATTTCATTATCTGGGGTAAAAGTGTACGTCGACGACGATGAGGTTAAAACCTCTAAGCACTTAGCTGATGATGATATTGTATCATTTCAGCGAAGTAAAGTATCCTCAGGATACTAATCGTCTGCTGACGGCAGTAAGCTGGTGGAGTATTATTTATAATACAAAGCCAGCTTCTGTCACTTTAAGTAAATCTAATAACTTAAATAATAATAGGAGATAGAGTAATGACAAAAGTATATAATTCATTACCAAAAGCCTTATCACCTGTTGTAGACATAAATGATATGCCAATTGAGCATACTTCTGTGGGATACAAAGAAAGAATTCTTAAATTGATTAATAAAATGTTTAAAATAGATACAGAAAATGGTATCTATGAAGACCTAGACAAATATTATGATATGATCTGGAATAAGGTAAAAGACCCAAGAGCAAAATATGGTATTGTTGCCATAGATGGGTATAAAGCTGATCCAGAAGGTTTCGATGATAGAGGTCTAGTATTTTATATGGGAGTACCCAAGTTAAGAGGTCGTAGAGTAACCTATCTTGAAAAGTCATACTTAAGATTGACTTACAATTATAGGCAGCATCCTACGATATCTTATCATAGTTCAGCTATAGAAAGAGGAGATGATCCTACTTTCAATTTCAGCCAAGCAGTAGATTGCTGGCATCCACATATTTCAGGGGTTAATCCTTGTACGGGGGCATTTGGCCCTGATTATGTAAAATTGTGGCGGCTGGGCAACTTCTTAATGTTTCTTATGACCTGTAATCAATTCTTAAATACTTGGAATGGTAGATCAGCATATTGGAGTATTAATAGACATCAGATAAAAGCTTCAATTGAAGGTAATGAGATTACAATGGGTAAGATTAAGGCTTATAGAAATAGGTATCTTGATAGAAATATATCAGAAGAAGCTTGTGTACGATTTGTTGAAAATTGGATTGGAATGTTAGAATATGATGATCTTGAAGATGCTATAATATTCTTACTTAAAATAAAATCTGAATTGATATCAGCTGAACAATTGATATTCTCACCAGATCATATAAGTAATAATGGGACTTCTATGCCAGATGAAATAGCTGAATTATGTCTTGAAGCTTCTTCTAATTTAAATAGCGATCATCATAAAACATGGACTATCAGTGGAAATCATAGATTCAGAAATAATAATAATCATATTATTCTTGAAATAAATAAGGATGGAGAATTTCAACAAAATAACCATCAGTTTAGATTTCAAAGAGTTATGAATACTTTTGATGATACAGGACAGAGTTATTCTAACTATTCTAGAATGAAAGATATTCTTCGTGGTATGACAGTAACTCTAAATGATGCTTGGAAATCTACATCTAATATAAGTTCTTATAGAGAATTGATAAGAGATGCTGATATTGTTCCATGGTATATACAATTGTATGGAAAATATTATCATATACATGAAGTAGCATTACAGAACTTTTGTGATAACTATACTGAAAGTAATTATAAAAGATTAGTTCGTAGAGCGATACCTAATAGTGATGCAACTACTGCAAGAGCATTACGAGAACCAATTGAATCTAAATTGCTTTATAGAAGAGTTAGGATTAGAAAATGTTTAAGAGCAAAATACCAAGGAGTATTAAATAATATAGATTTTCATACTGCTATGGATAATCTTGTAAAAGAATATTTTCATTATGAACTCATGGATAAAGAAATTTATCTAAGTAGTGTTAATAATGCTGATGGAGATAGATTACCAGTATTAGACAAAGGCTACTTTTGGAGAGAGATAAGTGCGGCTTATGATAGTAAATGTATGGAATTTACTATTAATTTATTTGTAGATAAAGTTCTTCCAGAATCTATGGAAGAATTAGCAATAGCTTATCATAAATTAAAAAACCGTGTATTGAATATTGAGCGTGAATGCTTAGCATTTCATTACAGAATGAACCTAAGGAGGTTAGAGAAAAATGTGCAAACTGATAATACCGAAGAAAGTTCACAACAAATACCTCTATTTTTTGACTAAGTTCAAGAAATTAGAGTGGTCTGGCCCTGCTTGGTACAAGGTTAAGACTGATGAAGACGGATATCCTGAAGAGTGGAAAATAATACATTTCCATCCTTTAAATTTAGGCACTGGTGCACACACTGAGTTTGAATCAGATGACATGGCTAAAATACTAAAGAAAACATTCACAGAATATCCAGCTACCAAGAAAGCTAATATTGGATTAATTCATAGTCATAATACTATGGGAGCTTTCTTATCTAGTACAGATGAGAATACTGTGATAGCTATGGCACCAGACGAAGGATTCTATGGTAGCTTAGTTGTAGCAAGTTCAGGAAAAGCTACTGAGGCTTTTGGATTTGGATATAAAGATCAATATAAAGTTGCTCATTGTGTAACAATGGATGAGGAAAATATAGAGATACAGAATAATATCAAAATTCCAGAAGAATGGGAATCAATTGCAAAAGAGATCAAGGATAATAAAACTCCAGTATCTACTCAACTTAAAACGTATGCAGGTACTCAAGTTTATGACCCAGAATATAATAACTGGGTTCAGCAGCATCGACAACCTAATCATAATCAAACTAGATTATTTGAAGATAGTAAAATTACTAGTGTTCAACAAAAGAAAATAGATACTATTGTTGAATTACACTTCGAAGGTAAGTTGACTGATATAGATGCAGAGAATAAACTTTGTAAACTTGGCGTTGATGCATTAGTTGCTATGAAATTATTATATCCTTATGATCCCTATCAGACTGGTTATATGGTATGACCAATTCACATAGGTTTCTAAGAAATAAGGATTTAATCCCACAGAAGAAACTAGACCAAATTGGTTTAGTTGGATTAGGGGGTATCGGCTCACAGCTGATACCTCTGTTATCCATCATGGGCTTTAGGAAAATAATAGGCTATGATAATGATACTCTTGAAGAGCATAATTTATCAACAACATTATATCCTCAAGCCTTTAATGGTAGGTATAAGTCTACTGCTGCAATAGCCATAGGACGCTCATATATGGACGATACACAGAGTATTGACTGTAAAGATGAACTCTATGATGAAGATAGCCCTACGTTCCCTAAAATGATAGTTTGTTTGGACAATATGGAGGGCAGATTAATTGCCTATAATAAATGGTTAGAACAATCTAATAGACAATTCTTTATAGATTTGCGTATGGGTGCTATGGCTATGGAAATCGTAACAGCTACTAAAAAATTTGATAAGTATCTTGACAGTTGGATGCCTACAAATGAGATAGCAGAAGAGCCTTGTACAATGAAGCATACTATCTTTACTGCAGCTATAGTTGGAGGTTTTGGCGTCGATCAAGTCTTTAATGTAGTTGCAAAAAGACCTTACTACTTGTACATTTGGATAGGCTTATTGCCATTAAAAATGCGAACTGAACAGTTAATAATTAATACATAGGATGGTATATGGATATTAAAGTTAGGAAAATATCTAATGACTGGAACGTGTTGCCTAATGGGCTGACTTGGTATTTTATCGGTCAGCCTAAAACAGGCAAAACAACACAAGCTAGTCAATGGAGTAAAAACGGAGCAGAAGGATGTCTATTAATAGATACAGACTTAGGCTCAGATTTTGTTGATAAAGCAAATACAGTTACAGTAACATGCTTAAACACGCCTACTAGACCTCAAATGTTTGAAGGAAAACAAATTGTCGAAAAGGGAACCCCTTTGACAGAAGTTATCCCGAATGACGAAAGAGATTATTATCATAGAACTGGTGATAATGTAGGCAAACCAATGGAAGTATATTCCATGGTAGAAGTATATTACTGGCTTAAGGAAAACTTGAAAAAGCTTCCTTATGATACAGTTGCTATTGATACTCTTGATCACATAAACAGATGGATAGAAGACGAAGTATGTAATGAAAGAGGTCAACCAGCAATGGGCGATGCTAACTCTTGGGGACAAGATTGGGCACAAGCTAGAAAGAAAAATCTTGATATAATCAGGAAATTTCAACGGCTTTGCAAGTCCTTGAATAAAAATCTTGTCTTAGTAAGTCATGCAAAACCAACATCAGTCACAGACGGCAAAAGTCAGCTGGGGCCACAACTGCCGGGTGGTCTGGCAATTGGAGTAACCGCTTCAGCAGATGTAATTGGATACACTACCGCAAGTAAAGAAGATGGAAAGTTCTATATTTCTTTTCAGTCTTATGATGAGAGAGCTGTGGGCAGCAGATTGAAACCGCTTGCCCAGAAAGTTCTTGATTTTGATTACGATAGTGTAATAAACGAAATCCTTAAATTCAAAGAAAAGGAGTAGCGTATGCCGTATAGAGGTTCTTACGAAGCTAAAGGAACAAGTTCAGGACAAAGCCCTTGGTTAGGATTCCAAGAA